TGGTTATTCCAAAATGCTGCTGGGTGTTTATGCCTACTTCATAGAGCATAAGCAGCGCAACACCCTTATCTGGTTGCCGACGGATGGTGATGCCGAGAACTTTATGAAAACCCACGTTGAGCCGACCATCCGCGATATTCCGTCGCTGCTGGCGCTGGCTCCGTGGTATGGCAAAAAGCACCGGGATAACACGCTCACTATGAAGCGTTTTTCCAATGGTCGTGGCTTCTGGTGCCTGGGCGGTAAAGCGGCAAAAAACTACCGTGAAAAGTCGGTGGATGTGGCGGGTTATGATGAACTTGCTGCCTTTGATGAGGATATTGAACAGGAAGGCTCTCCGACGTTCCTGGGTGACAAGCGTATTGAAGGCTCGGTCTGGCCAAAGTCCATCCGTGGCTCCACGCCCAAAGTGAGAGGCACCTGCCAGATTGAGCGTGCAGCCAGTGAATCCCCGCATTTTATGCGTTTTCATGTTGCCTGTCCGCACTGCGGGGAGGAGCAGTATCTTAAATTTGGCGATAAAGAGACGTCGTTTGGCCTCAAATGGACGCCGGATGATCCCTCCAGCGTGTTTTATCTCTGCGAACATAATGCCTGCGTCATCCGCCAGCAGGAACTGGACTTCACTGATGCCCGTTATATCTGCGAAAAGACCGGGATCTGGACCCGTGATGGCATTCTCTGGTTTTCGTCATCCGGTGAAGAGATTGAGCCACCTGACAGTGTGACCTTTCACATCTGGACAGCGTACAGCCCGTTCACCACCTGGGTGCAGATTGTCAAAGACTGGATGAAAACGAAAGGGGATACGGGAAAACGTAAAACCTTCGTAAACACCACGCTCGGTGAGACGTGGGAGGCGAAAATTGGCGAACGTCCGGATGCTGAAGTGATGGCAGAGCGGAAAGAGCATTATTCAGCGCCCGTTGCCGCACCGGCAGCACCGTCGAGGATTGAGCTGACGCCGGGCTATTTTCAGATAACCGCCACGCCGCATCTTGCCGTTTATGACCCGACGGTACAGTTTGAGTTCTGGTTCTCGGAAAAGCGGATTACCGATATCAGGCAGGTTGAAACCACAGCACGCTATCTTGGCACGGCGCTGTACTGGATAGCCGCCAGTATCAATATCAAAACGTTACTGGCAGGCCGGAAGTGTCTGTAGATTCGACTTTCTGCGCATAGAGCATCCACTCGGTTAATTTTTGTTTATTCTCGTCGGAAATGATGCCCAGCCGTAGCTGTGAGTCCCATAGCTGGGTTTTATCCCTGACAAGTTGCAACAGGCTTTGCTTTTCATTTTCCGCTTGTTGCCTCTGCTCTTCCTCGGTATAAGTTCGCTTTATCACTACGCCATCTTTGAACATCCATTTCCCCGAAATATCAGCCCGGCGATTTGCTGTAATATCAGGTAATTCAACGACGCTTGCACCCTCTGGATTAATTGCTGAAACATCCTTTTCAATACAAATAATAACGCCGTTATGGTCATAGACCATTTTCAAAGTGTCTGGCTGGAAATTCTTTTGTTCCTCATACCAGTTTTTTCCATCATCTGAATAAAGCCATTTGATGTTAAATTGCTTTGTTAGCTGGTATTGCTCTTTTGTTTTAGGGTTGCCAGCAGTAATGTTTTTTAAGTGCATCATCGTTAAATACTCCCCGCGTTATACCACGTCCCATTAATGCAATACTGAATTGGCCTTGCCTGAGTTGTATCAATTAATTCATCACGGTTTCCGTTAACTGAACCCGTAACGACATAACCTGACCTGTCAGACCAGCCGGGGCCTTTCCATGTCTGAACAGATGACAGACCGCCAAGGCGAATACCTGTAATAAACCTTGAGTTACATTCTGCCTGCGTATATGCACCAACATCCCCCGCAGAGGGTTTGCGTGTTGTGGTGTAAAACTCTGACCAGTTAGCTTCAAAGCCATAACCATCACGCGCTGAACGATAAAAAATACCGCCGTTCCTGTAATTCACGCGGAACTGTACAGCAGGGCAACTCCCCGCATTCATATTGAAGTGGAGGATTAATGTCGATGCACCACTGATATCTGCATCATAAACACCGCTATTCCAGTTCCAGCCAACAGCTTTATCATTTGTGACCCTGCGTCCTGTTTGCCCTAAAGCAAATGCAGGCTGCTGGTTTTTCGTGTTGTAGTCTCGTCGCCAGCCAGGAGCGTAAGCATCACCATGATTAATATAAGTGAATTGAGCGTTAGTAATTCCGCCACCGCTGGACGTGCTCGGCGTAGTAACGCGTATGGTCATTGCGCCGCGAGTGCCAATAACTTCCACCACAGCACCTGCAAGACAAATATTTCCGCAACCTGTATCTGTAATAACCTTATTATTTGCATAAGCCCATGAGCCTTTGCACATCCAGTAAGGATGGTTAAATGCCCCCTGACTCTCCAGCCACGAAATAAATTGCGCAGTTGTCCAGACCTGACTATCGCCACCAATATTCAGCCATGCGCTATATGCGCGGCAGGCACCAATGTTTTTGGTGAAGGTATCTTTTCCCGGAATATCTGCGCCGTTCTGGTTTTTCTGTAATGCGCCAGAAGCCTGATTTACCGTTTCCTGTAAACCGAGGTTTTAGATAATGGCGGTTTCTGGCCTGCATGGCATGATTTGTGCTTTTGGACGGGAGATTCAGCGTGCTGATTGGCTATGTAAGGGTATCAACAAATGACCAGAATACAGACCTGCAACGAAACGCTCTTGTTTGTGCAGGATGTGAACAAATATTTGAAGATAAATTAAGCGGAATAAGGACAGGCCGACCTGGATTAAAACGTGCTTTAAAGCGCCTTCAAAAAGGTGACGCACTGGTTGTCTGGAAACTGGACTGACTGGGTCACTGTATGCGGCATCTTGTCGTGCTGGTGGTGGAAGCCTGGAAGAAGTATCGGGTGTTGCTGAACCGTGTTAATACAACAACTGCACCGGATATTGAATGGCCAACAGGACCCATTATCGAATAGTGCATTACGAACTGCAGGATATTATATGGGATAATATTCTGCAGTTTATTGGGGCTGTATTTTAAAAAGGTGTTTATTTTGAGTGAGTTATCACCTTGTTTTTTCCGGTTCTTTTGGCTTGATATAACGCTTTATCGGCATTGACTAACATTTCAGATGGACTGAGATTATTCTCTTTTGAAGTAAAGCAACCAATACTGACAGTTATTTTCTCAGGTCCATGCGATAATAATTTTTCCGAGCATTGCTCTTCAATGTTTTTTCTGATTCGCTCTGCAATTGATAGCAAGAGCTTTTGAGTATTACCTTTAATGATAATACCGAACTCCTCACCGCCTAAGCGCCCTAATATATCCTCTTTCCTGATGGATTTTTTTATTATTCTGGTAACCATTACTATGACTTGATCACCCATATGATGCCCCCATTTGTCATTGATGCTTTTGAAATTGTCAATATCTAACATTATTACTGAGAAATCATGGTGTTTTGATATATTCTTCAATGAGTCAATAAAGTATCTTCTATTGTATGTATTCGTTAGTGGATCATGAATTGCCATATGATTAGCATGATTTAATTTCCTGAAAACATAATACATGAGTGTTGAAATGATATAAATCATTGATATCAATTCAAGAAATTTTGTCATGTACCATGCAGGATGGGATTTATCAATAAAATACAATAAAATTAGATTATTGCATACTGACACTATACTAATAAGTATTATACACAACCATATTTTTGAGTAATTACGTATGCTGATGCATGAGCTGATAAGTAATACAAGCCAAAATACTGATATTATTTTGGTGTACACGATATTCCACGTCGGCAAATGACGATTCAGCGAGTATTGTATAATATTAAGACTATATTTTATATTGTCACTGCTTAGATTTTTTGCTACAAACGGAGTAATAAAAAGAATTAATATTGACAAAACAACAATTATTATGTTTCTTTTATCTTCTAAAACACTTTTGTTTTTAACATTGGTGGAATAAACAGCCAGAAAGATTATAGATATAAAGCTGAACTGACGGAATAGATAATATATTGCGATATCATTTGATTTCTGATAGATTGTAGATAAATCGTTACCTAACGGAGATAAAGAAATAATAGCCACTTCTAATAAATAATACGTGTTGCTCAAAAACGCGAATGAAAGAATTAAGAGATAACTTTGTCTCTGATTAGAAACATAGTAAAGCAATAGAAAAATAAAAATCATCAGGTTTATGAAAAAAAGCCCAATAATGAAAACACTATAACTTATTTGTGTTGTTTGTGTTATGTATATTCCATTATTTGCATGCAGTAACAAAAATATAATAGAGATGCATGAAAATAAAAAGATGAAGATTTTTATTTTTATAGGTACCTGGTTGATAATCATGTACGCACCTGAGAATGATATATATATAATATGTATCGCTACAAATAACGATAATTTCTTACTGGTGATAGTATACTATTATTCTGGTTAATCGCTGTCAAATTGATGATTTTGGTTAGTATTGCAATAGCGAAGAGTTTGATCCGGTAAGACTGGCTAGGCAAGGCTATACCAAAAAATCAGTGTAGGTTCAGAAAACGATGCACCATACAATCATCAATAATTTCAAATTGTCCATTGTGCATAAATCATAAAGAAAACCGCAGCACGTCGTATGCAAGAACGTGCTGCGGTTGGCTGGTGAACTTTCGATAGTGCGAGTATTGAATGATTTCCAGCTGTTGCCGATTTTACTATGTTTTCAGTAGAACACTTAGACAAAACTGAGGCACACAAATCTTTGCACTGGATTGCAAGGCTTTGTGCTTCTCTGGAGTGCGACATGTTTGATAACAAAAAAGTAGCGCAAGAAGACAAAAATCACCTTGCGCTAATGCTCTGTCTCAGGTCACTAATACTATCTAAGTAGTTGATTCATAGTGACTGGATATGTTGTGTTTTGTAGCATTATGTAGTCTATTTTTTAGACTAAAGATATTGTAACACATTGATATTAATGGTTTTTAATGTTTCGCGTTCAGCTTTTTTATACTAACTTGAGCGAAACGGGAAGGTAAAAAGACAAAAAGTTGTTTTTAATACCTTTAAGT